CTCATATTATCCCAGTCTTCTTTGCCGATTTTCTCTTCCAATCTTTCAGTGTTTCCCAGGCACCAATTAATCTTCCGAGTCCCTAACTCTTTTTGGTTTGCCTCACGGGCACTCTTCGCGAGCTTTACAAGTTTCCTTCTTGCCAAGATAGTTTTGGATTTTGATTTTTGGTTTGCCTCACGGGCACTCTTCGAGAGCTTTACAAGTTTTCCTTCTTGCCAAGATAGTTTTGGATTTTAAAATAACACAAATAACAAATAACAAACAAACAAACAACATCACGACAAATATATATGCAAATAAGCATTGCGTCAAACCCCGGAGTGGATGCTGCCAAGAGAGCAATACACTGATCACCTAATGCCAAGAAGGACTTACATGGGAATTACACCAGCCAGAGCTTACACCATAATTTAGCAATTACAGCCTTTCGCACCATTTCTGGCACTTCAGATTCCCGATCTCCGTCAGTAATTAACAATACAAATAACAAATATACAATATATACAAGAAAGCTACAAAGGTGGTAGGGCGGCCATCTACCGCAACGAGATCGCAATTATAATCGACCCACTTGAGCCAAAGCATTTCAGTGGTTTTCACGTTGCATCGCTAGGACGGGTGCTAAATCCGCCCCAACTGATGGCCTTACTACTTCTTCGTTTGCTTTTCTTTTTCACTTTCTTCATGGATAACAGTACCGTAATGGATCGTGTTAGATTGATCCGAGTAGACTGGCACTTTAGAACGTTGGGCGTGTCTTTGAGGTAGAATGATAGAATCAGTCGGCCATTTTAAGTTTAGGTATTCCTGAGGTAAGCTAGCAGTTTCCAATCCAATCCAAGGTGCTGGGAGTAGATCCGGGATCTCTGTGGTTATGGGCATTATAGTATAATCCACGCTCCACTTACCTGAGTTGTGGCGATTACGCAACAAGAAGGGAAATCCGCTACCAGGGGTCGATGTGTACTGGTTGGACGAACTAATGTCTTCTGTTGTAAACACCATAAACTGTTCATATAACGTCGACGACGAGCCTTGCGCCACCGTTTGGCTAAAGAATCCAGAAAATGGTTTAGCAACTTTAGGTAGAATGTTAGAAAGATCATTCAAGTTCGAATAAACACTGGCTCCTTGTACTACTAAATCTCTAAAAGCTGTTGATGCTACCGTGTTCCATGTTGTTCCTTGTAGTGGGGTCGTGGCGACGTTAAGAATAAAATTCCTAATCTGGGGATTTACTAGGAAACCAGCAGCGCCATTTATGTTGTTTGGTAACAAAAGCGCAGGAGTTGCACCTTCGCCAACGAAACTAGCTATTTGTGCCGGTATTCCAGAGTAGATGTTAATTGTTCCGGATTGGGTTGTTTGTCTATTTACAGCCAAATTCGGTGCTGTTGCGATTTGGGGTGTTCTGAATGTCACTGAGTACTCAACGTACAGTTCTCCGAGTGTTACGGCGGTCGCTCCAGTGCCGACTGTGCCTAAGTAAAGATCGCCCATATCATAAGTTTTGATATCAGTATTAGCTGGTACCTGACCAGTACGGACGTATCTCTCTTTAACCATCTTGACACGATTATGTTGCATCGCAGATATCCTGAATGGTTGCCAGGGGGCAGCTCTGACAGCTCCTTGATAAGACATCTGAGTTTGTTTGCTACTAGGGGGGGTATCGGCGGCATCGAAATCAATCGCCATCATAACGGTACCAGGCTGCGTAGTAGGAACCATGGGTTCATAGACATAATCCAGGCGGTTAAAAGTGTAAGACTCAAACCGCCCAGCAATTTGCGAGAGCCATGGGAACGATGCAGATATGCCAGGGTTGATAGCAACACCGTCAATAGTATAAGTAGAATTGCTACGGACAATGTCTTGTAAATACTCACGATGAGTGACAACGACATTTTGCCCGCGATTCCGAATACTCGGCTTAGTTGTTTTCCTAGTGACCTGCTTAGCGATCGGAGCAGCTGTTGCATTGTTTGGGATGTTCAATACAGCAGTGACGTTGGGAGTTCTCGTATTGGGTCTTCTACGCCTACGAGTGCGTTTATTTTGTTTGGGTGGCTGTTCTTTAGTTGTGGTGGTTACCACTACAGTTTTCGGCATAATTATTATCGTTGGGGGCGTTAATAATATAGTTAGTGTTTGTGGAATGTTTTATAGCGCGATATTATCGAGTTCAAGTTGTTTTGATCCGTAGATCTTATGTTCCCAGCCAGTTGTGACTCAATCATCATTTGGTTTATCGCTGTGATACCAAAAGCAACTTCATAGTCTACTCTCGTGAGCGGATCTATCGATTTAACCTCGATGTCATTACCGCTGTTAAGGGCTGGGGACTTATCAACGCAGCCTAAAGGCTTGTCACCCAAATATATCATATTGCAGCTTAGTTGTTGAGTGATTGGAATACCACTATTAACTGCAAGTTCGCACAATCCAACCCCTCGTGTGTATCTTTGTATAATTTTCTCAAACTTCTTGTCACAATACTGCATTCTTGACAATGTACGTAAAGGTTCTTTGACCATGTACCATACAATTTCGCCATTACGCTTAACCCTCACGGGTTGGGCCTGACAATAAGATATCATACGAAAATCATCTACAATTCTATCACACTCGGTTTCCATATTAAAATTCCTGAAATAGTCTAAATCCCTCAAATCATCTGCTTTAGAGCGCTCACAGATAAGTACAGAGTCGTCTCCATTTACATGTATGTAAACTTCATCGTCCTTCAGTCCATGAGATCGGCACCATGTTCTCAGCATGGCATAATTCATTAAAGAATTACCATCAGAAGTAGTGTATTCTCCCGACATCCGACCACCATTAACTTTGTAGTACAATCCATGTGGCGTGGTTCCCCTATTAACTAGTTGCTGGCCTAGCAACCACTCTAGCATCCTCGAGTTATTAAGGCTTTTCCAGAATTTATGTTCTAACTCCAATAATTCCCTACAGTAGTGTCCATCAAATTTTGAATGGTCAAGACAGACCGCTACTGGATCAACGAATTTCGTCCACGATGTATACAAGGCGTTAGCTACCCCGTAATTATCATAAACTTTAGTGAAAATGGTTTTTACCTCTTGTCCATCCCACTTATGGACGCCATTTTTCACGGACATTGAGAAAGGTAATAATTCTCTCTTTAAACTATACAAATAAGTAAAATCTCTGAATTGAATCATACGTGGAGGTTTCCCTGCCTCATATTTTCCAATAGGGATCTTTTCATATTTAACAAAGGCTTTCACAAGCGATTGTTTAGTGGAAAGATTTACTACCTTAGCTCGCAGTTGTAGGTATGCACTTTTATAACGACTTTTTATGCAGGATCTAGTATTTGCCAACAAAGTTTTATGGTCAACCTTGCGAAATGGCTCAAATGTATGTGACATAAGTACAAGCTGTTTCTCCAACAATTTGATTGCTGGGTTCCCAGGTATATACCCGGGAATATCGCCAAGTAAATGACGTCTCCTTAGCCCATCGTACTCATTGCACTGACAATTGTTCCAATAAAACTGATCCTCCAATGGTAATCCCAAATTAAGATGAAGATATTTGAGATAATAATTTGTGGAACACCCTTGTATGCTAGCTTGAACCTTGTATTCATTCGTTTTAACCAAAGCCGGTACTTTAACTTCTGTGCATAAACAAGGTAGCATCAAAGGTGCCATTAGACCGAAGCGATATTCGTCGGCGGAAACCGAACATGTGATTGGAACACATGTCTCACGCCTTTCAGCATGGGTTTCACCGGGAAAAGTCTATGACCTAGATCGCCAGTCATAGCTTTATTGATCTTCTCTATCGCTTGCCATTCTGTTCTATTTTTCATTCGAGCTCTGAAATCCAGTTCCTCCTGATCTATGAAGAACGCTGCAGCCACTGCTGATGTTAAAACTGCATACTCGATATGTGACTCTGTTGGTAATTTCTGGCGAGTCATCCAGGCCCTAGCATCTTGTACTAAAGTTCTTATAAAATGCGGGTCTCTTGAGTGCATAAAATGCTTGCACTTCAGGTGATAAGTTAAAGCAGTGTAGACCTTCCGGGTCTTCTTATCACGTAGCACTCTAGCCTTGGAGAAAGACGGTCTGACGATATCGTGCCAAGACGTTTCCTCTTCTGGGTTAGGCGGTGGCGCTGGCTGAGCTAAAGCATCATCCGCTCTTGGGTTTGTTTCGACTACATTTCCTTCAACAGCCATAATCTCGTCCTCTTCATCATCCTCATCATCTGGTGTTTCAGCTAACGTGTCTTGTAAAGCATTAAACCTATTGGTGATAGCATCAGCTGCCTGATGAATCGCTGTTGTAGACTCGTTGTGATACTCCTTATAAGGTGATTCTTTCGGTTTACTGGGTTTTACAGTCATTAAACTAGTTTTAGGATCTTCCAAATAGTTTTGAATGGCTGAACTTTTACGTTTTAAATAACCTAGTATATTTTGTGCTTTAGACGATTTCCTCTTATGAATTGGTTTGGGTGTAATCTGTGTGTGGTTGCCTTTAAAAGCTGTCGCAGCTACAAAATCGTCAGTATTTGCTCTACTTTGAGTGAAGTTCAACGGGACGAAATCGTTAGATTTCGGTTCGTAAACATCTTCATTCGGCAAAGAAGCAAATAGTTTAGATTTGTTTACATAATCAGCACGAGTAGCAACGACATAATTCAACCTGTCAACTTTATCTTGCTCTATCTTAGACCTTTTGATGAAATCTAGATCTGTCGATGGATATAAAGGAGGCATTTTCCGTCGTTCTTCTGGTGTAACGCAAACATTTCTTATAACAATACAATTAGTAGTTTCATTTCTTTCGCTGGTCAATCGCTGTGTGGTTGTAGCATCGTCCGGTCCAACTCCAGTCCCGGCCATATCAGATCGTAAAGAACCTTCCATGGTTGTATGTCTGGTATTACTTACCGGTTTTTCAACTGATTTCCTTCAGCTTCTTAGCCTATTGTCAAGTTTTCTACTAAGAATTATGGCCCTAATATTGGGTATTAGGTAGTTAATGACTACTTGTACGATCTGGTCGTCAATCAGATCGGCTAACATATGTGGCTTTAGGTTTAACTCCTCTCCTCATTACACTTTGTTCAAGGTTACAAAGGGTGGGTCTGATGTACCCGTTTAGGCTTTAACGATATTAAGTTTTCTCCTAGTAAGTATTGCTACTGATAATGCAG